GTTCGAATGGTCACCTCAGTGAACCAAACGAGTGTTTTAAGTGAATTTCAATTTTCTTATTTATTTAATTATTGTTTTACGTTATGTAAGAATCAACTTTGTGCAGTATTTATACCCCGGGGCTCTCGCCTACCACAAAGTTTATATAGTACCATAACGAACCGGGCGCGTAGCGCAAATACACTAGAAACTCTCCCCAGCCATCATATGATTGGGAGTAATATAAGAGGTATAATGGTAGAAAAAGTCAATAGCATATTGAGGAATAATGTCATCCAAATAGTTGAAGAATAATGGTCCTTCTGTGTGATTATCTAAGTATCTTTCAACCAGAAGTTGAGTCTGAATAGTAATCCCGAAAACTTCCTCCATAGTAATTCTCGATTTGATATGAACTGGAGTATTGAGCTTAGCCTGGATTTCAGCTTTGTCCATTGTAGTAGCTCTATATAGTTTGTCTCTTTCATAAGTTCCCTCGACGTATCTTTCAACAATTTTCCCTAAATTATAACTGCGAGTTAAACGAAGAAGGCACTTAGCCAAGCTCCCAACTATAGGACAGCCGGGATATTGGTATAACATGCTAAATGCTTTCACTCTGGTCAGTTTCATTAAGGTTCTAACTGAAGAAGCCGCATATCTCCTCTTAAACCACCCAAAATTACAAACAACTTTAATAGGGTCGGTAATAGAGACCATGGTGTCTGGATCAAAGATATTTCCACAGAAGCTCGCGTGTTCTAATTTCTGATAACGAACAACTTTAACAATGGCTCCCATGTCAGTATACATCTTGTCTAAGACTATCTGGTTACTTATAGTAACTAAACCATCATCACCTTCGAAAACACCATTAATTGACACATTATTGTGGTACCCAACAAATCGGGTATAACAGTAATTAGCAAGACCGTTTCCTAGTGATGTAGTCATTTCACCAGACATTCTCCGAGCAAGAATCTTAGCTGCGATCCCGACACACTGAACTATGTTCATTCCACAAACTACAGCTAAGTATAAACATATTATGTAGTACTCAGGACTGAACTGCTTTAACAAACTATAAAAAATTGTACCTTCAACAGTACGGTACATCATTTTCTTAAAATGGGCTTCCATAGAAGACCAATCT